CCGGATTATTTCTTTATTCCGTTAATCTTTCTTGAATCCTTTTCGGCACCCGCGGCAGTTCTAAAAATCGGCGAGTTCGAATTAACGATGCCGCTAGATTGGTGTGCAGTGGTGGGAGATCCGGAAGGCCCCGATATGGAGGTTCTTCCGATTACAAGCTTGAACGATAGAGGGTTTAAGGTGTTTTGCTTTAATCCGTTGAACTCATTTAGACCTACGTTTTTAGACATTGATATTGTTAATGTATACCAGGATGTTAAGTGGTACTTTCCAAAAATGCGCCCAGGGCAGCTATTAACAACGCCTCTTCATGCAGGGCACAGCCCAGTATGCACATACTTTGTAAAAGAAGTATCAAGGCAGAGCGAGACAGTCGATTATTCACGTTGTTGGTAAAGTATAGTCCGAGGCAATGCCTCGGACTATTTACAGGAAAAACTATGGCAGGCAAACTAGACATTAAATTAGAGTTAGCAGCAGTCGATACACGAAACTATAACTTTTATGATTCGTTAAGTGAAGAACAGCAAAAAGAATTTAGCCCGTTTGTATTAATGCGGTTTATTGGCAACGTAAATTCTGATGCTGACATTCAAGAATGGTTTCTAGAAAGAACTAATGAATTCGTTAACAAAGACCATTGGACTCTGAGTAAAAATCATAAACCGCTTTTATGGAAACTTTGCGCCGCAACTGGAATAGGAGTTAAATGCTATCACCCGTATCTAGCCGCCGGAAAGAAACAAAAGGCAGTGAAAATTGAAAAGCTTCTTGCAGAGCTGAACCCTTCGATGAAAATGGAAGATATACAAATCTGGGCAAGCTTAATGACCAAAGAGGATTGCGAACAATTATTCGATAGCTTAGGGTTTGATAAAAAACAAAGAAAGGAGTATCAATGATAACAGATATGTTAGGTTATCCGATCACCATTGGATGTAAAGTAGCGTCTGCAGTTTCTCAAGATGGGTTTTCAACACTTCGAATATCAACTGTTGTTGATATTAAAGATAACGCACTCATTTTAGACAATGTTCCGAGACCTCAACCAAGACCGGGGTTTTTTGTAGTAATTGGTCAAGATCCTCTGTACACCCTAGTTAAACAATATGAAGACACAAAAGTTACAAACTCTTAATATTGAATTAAAAGAACAGCCGCATGTATGTGTGCATTGTGGTAAAAAGTTCATGAAGCCAAAAACACTAGTTAGTCATATGTGCGAAAGTAAACGTCGCGCTATGCAAAAAAACGAAAAGCGTGTGCAAGTTGGCTTTATGATTTTTAACAGGTTTTGTCAAATTGCACAGAACTCAAAAAAGCCGCAACTATATGAAGATTTTTGTAAGAGCCCGTTTTATAATGCATTTGTAAAGTTCGGATCATTTGTTAATAATGTTAAACCTCTTTACCCTGAAAAGTTCATCGATTACGTAATTAAAAGTGGAGTAAAACTTGATCATTGGTGTCGTGACGAACTCTATGAAAAGTATCTCTACGAAATGCTCAAAACAGAGCCGGTTGAGTCAGCAGTTCAACGCACTTTACAAGTTATGATCGAATGGGGAGATAATAATAAAGCCCCATTTGAACACTATTTTAAATATGTAAATACAAACAGAGCTGTGCATGACATTCTAGAAGGAAAGATTACTCCTTGGTTAATCTTGAATTGCAAAACTGGAAAATCTATGTTAGCAAGCTTTAACGACGAGCAACTAGATTTAATAGCTCCTGCATTAGACCTTCCTTACTGGACAAGAAAATTCAAAGAATGTCCCGCAGATGTTGTGTTAGTTAAAGAAATCTGCAACGAAGCAAATATCGAATAATATGACAACTCGAGTACAGTGCGACGTTGATATTGACTTTTTAGATAGAGAAGAAATTCTATCTCTGATCCCGCATGTAGATGCAAGCAGATATAACAAAGGGGAATTGAGAAAGCACAACACTGGGGTTTATTTTCAAGATATCCCAATGAATCCCCTCACCGGTGCATCAACTGTTGATTACGAAGAGGCCGAAGCCCGCGGCTATTTTAAAATAGACTTCCTTAACGTAAGCGCATATCAGGGAGTTAAGGACGAAGACCATATAAAGAATCTTCTTTCGATAGAACCAATTTGGGAGCTTTTATGGGAAAAAGAAATATGCGACCAGTTAGCGCATGTTAACGGGTATCATGTGTTGGTTGGGCTGTTAAAACCTAAAAGTATCACCGAGCTTGCAATGGTGCTGGCATTGATTCGCCCTGCAAAGAAGCATTTAATTGATCGGTGTGTGGAGCGGGGATTCGAGAGTATCGAGGCGGAGATTTGGACAAAGCCAACGGACGGAAGTTATGCTTTTAAGAAATCGCATGCAATTTCTTACGCACATTTAATTGTAATGCAGTTAAATCTAATTTGCGAGCAAGCTATGCAGTAGTTATTTGGATTTCTTTGACGATCTAATAAGTTGAATAGACTTCCTTTTGATTCTCTTCTCAGCAAGCTCGCTTAGATTTACCACAGGACCGAAAACAAACTCTGTATCTTTAGAATTGAATGTTTTTATATAGATACGGTAATTAATCATATCTTGTTTTAAAAAAATGTTAATCGGCAATCGACGATTGCTTTCCCACCACCAAGTTTCGCCGAGTTCTAAAAATTTCTTTTTTTCGTCAATCGTGTTAATAATCGAATAATCATAGATACTGGTAACATTTGCATCGCTATTGATAATGATTCCGGTATACTCTACGCCGTTTACTCGTATGCATGTGATAAATGGGAAATTGTTCTGAAATTCGAGGGCTGTTGTCATAGATTGCAAATAAATACTTGTTATGAAAATACCAGTTTATTTATATACAAATTTGTTTGAAGTATTATTGGATCTGGACAATAACAACAGGATTAACAGAATTATGTATCAGCGCGATCTCAAATTGCAAAAAGGCGTCAAGAATAAAATTCAAATTCAGTTTAAAAATAGCGACCAAAAATTTCTTCCGGTAACTGGAAAACAATTTGTATTTGTAATTTTTGATACTGTTAACCAGAGAAACTTAATCGAAAAAAACGTTACAATATTAGATGACGGCACTACGTTTGCATTACGAGGCCTCGGCGAAGTAGTGTTTTCCGAGTCGGATCTAAATAAATGTGAAAGCGTATACTACAAATTCGGTGTTAAGGAATTAGACACTGACGGTAGCTATGTTCCGACCTATGCGAATACATATTACGGAGTAGACGGCACACTAGAGGTCCGCCACGATTTATATCCAACCTTAATCCCAAGTCAAGAAGTGAAAGAGTTCGAGAGAAAAGAATTCCAGATGATGTATAACGGTGATCAAAGTGCACAACGTTATGAATACTATAGTGGAAATTTGCACGGAAATCCAGAATTTAAATCGAATTCAGCATTACACACTGCCGCAGTCTACATGACAGCGTTCAAAGGAACAGTATTGGTCGAAGGAACATTAGAAAATAGTCCATCAACCTTTGGAAATTATGCAGTAATAGCACGGAAAGAATATAACGCGTTTACTGGTATTGATTACATCAATTTTAACGGTGTGTTTTCTAAGGTTAGATTCCGATACATTCCAGCTACTGAACCAGTTAATCAAGTTAACAACGACACTAATTATGCCGGGACTGTTGACAAGATATTGTATAGAAGCTAAACTTAATGCATGACTAATAAAAGATTAACAAACACATTTACAGACTACTTCTTGAATATCTTTTTTAGTACATCACTGTTATTGAATTATAGGGTGTAAGATGTCCAATCTTATAGTTACAACAGTGATGTCTCTCTGGCAAACTGGGAGAAAAGTCAAGCATACCACCGGCGGATGGCTCTCAGGTAATGCGGTATGCTGCCATCATCGCGGTGAGCGGCGTGATACTCGAGGCCGCGGCGGTATTATGCTCTCTCACAACAATACTGGCTTTTCGTGGCACTGCTTTAATTGCGGGTTTAAAGCAGGGTGGTCTCCTGGGCATGCACTGAGCAATAATACTCGACTGTTATTCAAGTGGCTCGGCTTGACCGATAGCGAGTTAAACAAGTTAATTCTAACAACGATTCGCGAAAAAGATAGCGGAATTACAGCCGAGCATCCTGAACTTGACTTTTTTATTAAAGAAAAGAAACTTCCCGATAGCTGTCTGTCAATCGCAGACTGGATTAAACACGGCTGCGAAGATCCAAAATTGTTATCCTGTATAGAGTATATCTACGATAGAGGTTTTACAATCGATGACTACAACTGGCACTGGTCTGCTGAACCGGGATATGCGGATCGAGTAATTATTCCTTTTTACCATGAAGGAAAGATTGCAGGGTGGACTGGCAGGCGAGTAACTGACGGAAAAAACAGATACCTAACATCGAGCCAACCGGGCTACGTATTCAACATCGATCGGCAAACTTATGATCGAAAATATCTCATTGTAGTAGAAGGACAGTTTGATGCAATTGCAGTCGACGGAGTCGGAATATTGCACAATGATCCGAACGCGGTGCAGTGCGCTAGAATTAACGCATTAGGAAAAGAGGTTATTGTAGTTCCTGATAGAGATGCACCCGGCGCGGTTATGCTCAAGGCTGCCATTGCAAATAACTGGAATGTTAGTTTGCCCCCTTGGGGCGATGATGTAAAGGATGTAGCCGAAGCGATGCGGCGATATGGTAAATTGTATGTTCTGGCAGCAATTCTCCATTATAAAGAATCTAACAAAATAAAAATAGAGCTATTAAAAAAGAAACTGGAGAACATTGATGGTAGGAAAAAAGGAAGTTAAAAAAACAAATTATTCGTACGACATTCAGAAACTATACCTTGAGATGTTCTTATCGGACGCAGAGACATTTGTTCGATGCCAGAGCATTTTTGATTACGAGAATTTTGACCAAAAGCTACAAGAAGCAGCTCAGTTTGTAACAGAATACGTTGACAAATATAAAACAATGCCCGAAGTGGCAATCTTAAATGCTGCTACAGGATCCGAGTTTCAAGCGCATACCCTTCCAAAAGAAAACTACAATTGGTTATTAGAAGAATTCGAGCAATTCACTCGACACAAATCGCTCGAACGCGCTATTATTAAGAGTGCAGATTTATTAGAAAAAGGCGATTACGGTCCGGTTGAAAAGATGATCAAGGACGCAGTCCAGATCAGCTTAAATCGAGACATGGGTACAGACTACTTTGAAGATCCGAAAGCTCGTCTAATGAAGCTGAAGGACAACAACGGTCAGATCAGCACAGGTTGGCCCGGGGTCGATAAAAAGTTATATGGTGGATTTAACCGTGGTGAACTTAATATCTTTGCAGCAGCATCGGGCGGCGGCAAGAGTCTTTTCTTAGCAAACCTTGGTGTAAATTGGGCAATTGCTGGATTAAATGTAATATATCTAACGTTCGAACTTAGCGAAAACTTAGTTGCAATGCGACTTGACAGTATGATGACTGGTATCCCGTCGAGAGATATTTTCAAAAGCATCGACGATGTCGAATTAAAAGTAAAGATGTTAGGAAAGAAGTCAGGAAGTATTCAAGTTAAGTACATGCCCTCGGGTAAAACTTGTAATGATATTCGCGCATACCTAAAAGAGTATCAGGTTAAAAAAGGCTACAAACCCGACATTATTCTTGTTGACTACTTAGATCTTATGATGCCGTTAAGCGTAAAAGTTTCGCCTAGCGACCTGTTTATTAAAGACAAATATGTTTCGGAAGAACTTCGAAATCTTGCAATGGAAACTAATGCAATTCTTGTTACTGCCTCGCAGCTTAACCGTAGCGCAGTTGAAGAAATTGAGTTTGACCATAGCCACATTTCCGGGGGTCTTTCTAAGATTCAAACGGCGGATAATGTTATTGGTATCTTCACAAGTAGGGCCATGAAAGACCGCGGCCGCTATCAGATTCAATTTATGAAAACACGTAGCTCAAGCGGTGTCGGTCAAAAAGTTGATCTAGAATTTAACCTAGATACGCTTCGAATCTCCGATATCGACGACGATTCAGATCCGGCAATGACCACATCACTTTCGACTATGAAAAATGTAAATCAAGGCGGCGGGTTTAATTTCAAGAAAACTAGCACAGTTAAGGAAACCGTAGATCCAGAAACTGGAGAAATTATCGCAGATCCGACAAAGGGAGCATCTGTTCCGAAAGTAAAGGCACAAGTGGGCGGAAGTAAACTTAGAGAAATGCTGGCAAATTTAAATTCAGAGAAAGACTGACACATTAACAAAATTGTGTTAAAATAAAATATGACAAATAAACTTGCATTAGATATGGACGGTGTGTGCGCCGACTGGTCCGAAGGAGCGGCTCGTATCATCGGATATAAAATTAACGATCCGTCGGTTCATTATCCTAACGCCGATTGGGAGAAACTTAGAGAACATCAACATCTCTTTTTAGACTTGCCAAAGATGCCTAGAGCCGATGAACTAGTCGAAATTGCTCGACAGTTTAGAGATGCCCTTGGGTGGGAATTGGTGTTTCTAACCGCCATCCCGCACAATAATGATATGCCGTGGGCGTTTTATGACAAACAAAAATGGGCAGAACAACATTATCCGGATATTCCAGTTCATTTCGGGCCGTACAGTGTTGATAAAAAACAGCATTGTAGACCGGGTGATATCTTAGTAGACGACCGAGTTGATAATTGTAGCCAATGGGAAGATGCAGGCGGTATTGCTGTAAATGTGCCGTATGACAATTA